ATGATCCAAAACATTTAAGATATATTGAGGCCCATTTAAAAAGTTTGGGCGCATTATTATCAAAATGCGATTCAATTGAAGAAATAAGCGAAATAATTAAACCAGATCTCGGACATTGGTCTTGGAATAGGGCCTCAAAAGAGAAAATCGCTATAAGACAGAATATTTGGGGTTTCTGATCGTTTTCTTGTTTCCGGGGGTAATTATATCCCCGGGAGCGTTTTCATGCGCTAGTGGGCCGTTATAGGCCTATTTTTTTCATATCTTTGATGACACCAACCGGTATAACGTTTCTATCTCCAAATCCACCATCTTTTGAGTAACTTGCAAAAGTAAAAATCTGATCTTTGTTTTGTTTATAAATAAATGCGTATGTTATAACTTCACATAGTTGCATTTTGTCAAATTCTTCAAATGAGCTAATCCCAGAATCACCAACAATATCAACCCAGATTATTTTATAGAAATCGTATGATTTACCATTGATGGTTATATTATCTTTTCTTTTTCTTTTTTCTTCTTTTTTTTGCACTTCTTCTTTTTTTACGCATGGGCCTTTTATTTAATAAAACTGCCAAAGTGGTTGTTGTCGTTATTCCTGTCATTTACCGACTTTTCTCATTGCTGTAGAATGTGCGTTGGAAAAAGTTGCTCCTTTTTTCATTGCTCTGGCCATTTCTCGCATGTGCTTTAATGAATGATGTCTTGCATGACGATTCATTGTTTTTTTTTGTCTTGCAGTTAGGCCATTTGTAAATTTTTTTATAGAAGCAACCTTAACCATTTACTTTTTCTTTTTTTTCTTTTTCTTTTTTTTGGCTTTTTTCATTCCTTTTGAATGACTGCCTTTTCCGTAATGATATGGCATTATTACTTACCTTTCTTTTGCTTTTTAAGAATTGCCATTTGCAGAGCTTTTGGCAGCTTCTTTTGTTTTTGCGTCAAACCAGTTTTTTTTGCTTTTTTCTTTTTCATAAAAACCTAATGCAAAATATAACTATGAACGCCAATTGTTATTGCTACAATAATAATTGCTTGAACCCACCATTTTAAACTAACAAATGAGTCCCACCATTTTTCAATTTTTTGTTTCATTTCGTTAACCCCCGTGATTTTTCGAAACTTCTTAAACCCCCTAAACCAAGCATACCTAGTACAAGTGGCATAAGTTGACCAAGATCTAAGACGACCCAATCTACTTTAATATCGAACATTTGTAAAATCATATCGAATACGGGTTGAAATAAATATACGTATCCAATTGATAATCCAGAAATCCAACCAAGGAATGGTCTCCATCCAGAAACAAAAATTGATCTATGACCTGCTTCTGCTTTATTTATATCAAGTTGTTTTTCTTTTAACTTTGCATCTATTTCTTTCATTTGTAGCTTTAGCTTTTCTTTTTCTTCGCCACTAAAATGAAGATCGTCAATAACTGTGCCAACAGTTTTTAAGGTGTCGCCACCAAATATTTTACCTAACATTATAACCTACCTTCTTCTTTTAATTTTTTACTTATTCTTGCCATTCTGCTTCTTAAATCATTATCCTTATATTTTTTTCTTGTTTCAAGAATAAACTGTTTTTCTTCATAAGTCGTTATTCTTTTTTTATGTTTTCTCAGGTCAACTTTTTCATCTTTTCCGACAATCTCATCGCTCTTGCCGGGGTGTGTTTTTTGCACCATAGACTGTCCTCCATCTCTAAGCCGGCAGTGACAAAATCTTTTTGTTCTAAAGCTGCCCACATTCGCTTAAATTTCATGACTTTTGGTTTACCTAATTGAAACAGCATGTGCAAAATTATTTCCCTCGCCTCTTCTGGTAAATCTAAATGGTTTGTTAGACTTTCCATATCTTGACGTGCTATTTGAAAATCATAATCTAGCACTTTCAAAAGTTCTTTATGTGAATATTTTACGCCCTCTTTAAATTTATCACTTGGCAAGACCAAATGGCCGTATCCTATGGTAGCAAAACCTAAATGATCTCGATACATAGTATCACGATAACCCTCTTCTTCTTTTATTTCTTCTTTAATTTTTTCTATATTCATATTGTTCCTCCAACTCTTTTTTCTATTTCGTCTAATTCTTGATATTTTTCTTTTTTAATTAATTTTTCTAAATACCATTTTGCTTTTTCTAAATCTTCTATACCATTTTTTGATCTATGTCTTACGACATACTTGATTATATTTCCTTCAAAATAATTTAAATTAAATTCTGAAATAAATTCTGATACTTGAATTTTAGAACCTATATAATATTCTGGATTAATTTTTTTGTTCATATTTTTGTCTTAATTCTATCATTGATATAAAATTGTGTCCTTGGATATGTCCGTCTGAAATCATAAGTTGGCTGCAACCATACGACCAACCGTTAGCAGAATTTTTTGCATAACTTTCAATATGTCCATAATCCATACAAGTTCCTACATTTACTATTTTTACGTAATTTCCTCTACCTAATTTTGATGCTCGCCACGATCTTTCTCGGTGGCTATGTCCAAAAACTATGTCATGCGTGGCAGAATTACTGATTTGCGAGGCCTCAGCCATTTTTCCTCCAATCTCTCGGCCCATTTCATTAAGTGGAACGTGCACAAAAGCTACACCCTTTATAAAGTAAAAATCTCCATATTCTGATATTCCCCAACCCCGACGTCTCCATAATGTTTCATATTGTTGAGAAAATGCACCAACAACTTCTTTGTGTTCATCTTCATATTTATATAATCTTAATTCATGGTTTCCTAAACAGTAATGTTTTATTGGATTGATGTCGCCCATACCCTCGTCTAATAATTTTAAACATTCTTCAGTTGCATTTATATCTGAAAGAATAGGTGGCTTTTTAGATCCTTTAACTGTCCAATTTTTGTCAAATGAACTGCAACTGTCAAAGCTACAGAAATCTCCAATGCAAACAAGATAATCTGGATTATATTCCCTAATTTGTTTGCCTATCCAAAGAAATCGTTCATGGTTATCATTTGGCGAGCAGTGTGCGTCTGGAATAACAAAAACTTTTGTTGGATCTGAAAAGTCTGTTCTTTGTGCTTGAATTCTAACAACCGGCTTTTTGTATTCTTCAATAATTAATTGTGGTTTTGTTTCTTTATATCTGTGCCATTCTATAGTCCAATGCGAACTTAGAAGAGCCATCTTTTCAATTTTGTCTATTTTTCTTTGAAGTGTTGTTCTTGGAATATCTAAAACATCTTCGACAATTTTTTTTGCCCCCGGGGGATTATTTGGGCCTCCTTTACCTAAAGGTGGGTATCCTTTATCTAGAGCCTCATGAAGTTTTTCTTGAATTAACTTGAGCTCGTCCCACTCTTTATCATCCATCAGCCAAACATTCGCAAAACCCAACTAACAAATTGTGTTGCAACCATAAATCCAATGGCCCATAAAATATAATTTAATCGGTCAATGTCTCGTTGCATATGTTTCAAATGGTTATTTTCCAAAAGATCTAACTTGTTATAAATGTGGAGGATATGCTCTTTTGTTGTTTTAGGTATGGGTTTGCTCATAAGATTTTATACATTTCATTAATAAAGCTACTTCTTTAAATTTTAAATCTTCATCTATCTTTTCAACTATACGATCAATTGCAATATCACAAGAATTATAATTTGTAAATGTAATGGGTAATTTTCCTCCATAGCTGCAGAAAGGTTGAATTGAAATATTAATTATACAAATGATTGTATGAATGTGCCACATCACATACTGTTAAGTGGGTTTTCTAATGCACTTTTTATTCTTTTATCTATTTTTGTTTCAAGTTCTTTCATGGCTGTTTCCAACTTATCCTTTAATAATTCCATGTCTTCCAAAATGTCCCTCGTGGTATCTCTTAACTCCGAGCTGGTTTCTCTTGAGTCTTCTTTTACCATTTGCTCAACATCATTAACAATTTTTTCTATTCTTCTTACATCTTGCCTTAAATCATTTTTTAATTCATTTGCTACGTCAGAAACAAGTTGCACTTCTTGAATAATCATTGAAATTTCTTGTGTTAACATTTCATTTGATTGATCTAATAATTCTAATCTTTTGTCAAAACCAGATAGATCCGGTGCAGAATAAGTGGTAATTTTTTCACGCATGTTTTGATAATCCTTGTAAAATTCAAAGCCACCCCACAATGCGCCAATCAAAGTGGATAATGCTGTCAAGATAACAAAGATCTTGCCACCCTTAAATTTTATACCACCAGGTAATTCTAATTCTGCCATAATTATTCCAAATCCGTCTGCCATTGACTGTCTATTAGATCATTCATTAAACCATCGCTACCGGCAAACAATAAATAACTTGCAATATTATTATCATTAATCGTTGCATCTGGTAAAGTATCATTTG